GCAGCAATTATTAAAGAAGGTGGAACACTCCTCTCCTGTGCTGAGAGTGACCCCAGTACCTTTGTCAAATACCACAAAGGACTCACCGCCCTCCAATCCATTCTTCAGTCAAAGCCCCGTGTACGCCTCGCAGACGGATTATTTGAACGCCCACGGATTTTGTGGTACTACGGATCGACTGGCAGTGGAAAGACGCGAGCTGTTTTTGAAGAAATTGGAACTCAATCATATTTTATCAAAATCCCAGGCAGCGCTTGGTTTGATGGATATTGCGGACAAGAAATAGCCGTTTTTGATGATTTTCGCGCCAATTGGTTTAGTTATGGACTCTTACTTCGTTTGCTTGATTCTTATCCTCTTACTGTGGAAATTAAAGGATCATCTGTCAACTGGAGTCCTAAGATTATCTATATCACTGCGCCTAAACGTCCTGAAGTTATGTATCATAATTTGGCTAATCAGGAAGATGGTGCAATTAATCAATTGTTACGTCGCATTACTGAGATTAAACTATTTGGTGATGAACCTTTTGTTCCCCAGTACGCTCCAGTTTTTAATCCCCCAAATTAGTTTCAGTTAGTAATTATAAGATATTAATAAGTTATCATTATTTTAAAATGGGTCCTAATCTTCGTGGTAAAGCTCCTGATTATTCTGACCCTTCGGCAGAATATTCGGATTTCTATCAAGCAGCTTGTGATGTTGCTAAACAATTTACTCCTTCTGCTGTTTCTTATTTAACAGGTGATTCTCGTGCTGGTCTTATTGCCCAAGCTGCTATTGCTGCGCATGGTGGCAGAACTTCTAAAGCCTCTAAAACTTCTTCTGGTGCAAGAAAAAGTACCGTTGTTGTTGTTGAACCTGATAAATCATCTCGTCCTGATTATCTTCGTAAGACGCATTTAGGTACAGCAGTTCCTCTTGCTTCTAAATCTATGCGTGATTCGTTAGGTCGTAGTCGACCTGCTATTGGTGAAGAACTTATAACTTCTTTGGAGAATCAAGAAGAACCTGGTGTTATTCTGAATAGGCAAAGAGTTCTAGGTAAATATGATCCTATTGGTATGTTTTTGTCTAATTTGATGCAGAATGGTCAGACTGTTTCTCAATGGTCTGGCATCATTAGAGCAGCTAATTCTCTTTTGAAAGATGAAAGTTCTGGTGCTCGTACTAATATTTGTCAAAACTTTCGTCATCGTTTTTCACAAAATGATCCTATTGTTTTCGGAAATCCTACTGCTAATAATAATATATATCCTTATGGATTTGGCACTGTTTTGTATCCTAATTCTAATGCTTCCTATGCATGGCCTCCTGGTTCTCAGACATCTTTTGAGGCCGGTATTTATATTCATAAGCCTAATGAAAATTGTTGGGCACCTTTAAATCGTCCTGATTTGGAAGATATGTGTTGGAATCTCAACAAGTTAAAACTTGCTCCTTTGGATTCTGCTAATTTAACTCCAAATCCTGTTTTGGAATCACAGTATGAAAACCCTGTTCCGGTCTTTGATAAAGAAGCTCATCGTCGACAAAGTCAGATTGAATATAATAATCTCTATGATAGTAATATTAACAATGCTGATCCTGATGACATCAGGATTATTCCTCCTCGTTATCGATATGAAGCTGTTTTGAAAGGCGGTCATGTCAAATATAAATTTGTCAATAAGGAATCCACTGGTGCACGTGTCGAAGTTATTGTTTATCGAATGAAAAAGAATGCTCGTTCTAACAATAGTTTTAATGCTTACGCTCCTGTCGATCCTACAATCATTGAACCTGGTATGACTGGTGCTAATGCTAATCCTCTTAGTAACATATGTCATCCTATTATGAATGGTTTTAAGGATAAAACTTTGGGTAAATTAGGTACTGATAATTTACAATTTACTCCTGGATCTACTACTTTTGCTAACGAATTTGATCCTGCTTGGATATACAACAATCCCGAATATCCTTTACTTCCTGAAATGAAGGCTACTCGTCAAACTAATTTATCTTATAAGGAAATTTCTCGAACAGCGGTTTGTTTACCTGCTGGTGGTGCTCGTGAAATTACTGTTAAATTTGATGGTGTTAAGTATGATCCTGCAGATATATATAAATTTCTGAATCGTGATTCTGCCAGTGGTTCTACACCTTATCAATTACCTGGTATTTTGGATGATTATTCGTATTCAGTTGTTATATCTGTTTGTGGTGTTAAGATGACTCGATTAGTTAATGATACTGATCCTGATGGTAATGAACTTAGTGCCCCTTTATTTGATGTACACTCAAATGCTGAAGTTATGTATACTGCTGAATACGTTGAGAATTTAGGTGCGGCCTGTTATAAGCATCCTGGTCGCGTTAATTTATTCAATAACGCACTTCAGACACCTACCAAAATTCTACCGAATCCTACCCCAGGTGCCTCAACTTCTGTTACTCCGGTTACCACTATTCCTGTTGAGAAAGCTCTTCGTCTTACTAATACTGCTGTACCTGGTGATTCTGCATACGTTAGAAATACTACTACTGCTTAAATGTGGACTTTATTTTGGGATTGTGTCTGTTATTATTTCAATTGCGAGATTTCACTGAAGGTCGAGCCTTATGATTTTAAGAATAGGCCACAATCTTAATGAAATGCCACGTTTTTATTCAACAACTAGAGCTCGCACATATAGTCGCTGGCGCGGCAAAGCAGTGCGCGGCTCTCCTATTAATTCCTATTCTTATGCTAATCATTATGCGAAACCTAGACGTGTTTGGAGCAAAAAAACCGTCGGTCGTGGAAAATGGTCCGGTAAATATAAAAAAAAAACCTATCGTCGTAGAGGAAGGCGTTAATGTAAATATTAATTAATTAAGTTAAATTACAGTTCTGTGATTAATCCAATATTGTTTTCTCCACCTTCTTTGCTCTGCATGCGCTCTTCCATTATTCGTATTAGGCGCTGTTTTTGCACTCCATCCAACTTTATACGATGTCCTTCTGTAGTTTCGTAAAGCATTTCGTAAGAAGTTTCCTCCATGCTGTCTATTTTTTTTATGTAAAAATTTGTAAGCATGCTGTCTAGCTGACCTAGACTTATATCTTGTTCTTTCATATTTTTTCCACGCCATTGTTGCGAAATAATGGCGTTTTTTATAAATCTTATATATTTTCGTCTTGGATAGAAAGTTGTGAGTACAGTATTACCTCACAACTTTCGCATCTTGCAAGTACTCCGCGCAAGATCGAAGCCCGCTGCAGGCGCCCCCGGAGGGCCGCCGGAGGCCCGAAACTTAGGAACGCCGTATTTTACGCGGCGTCCTTGTTTTTGCGTTTGGTTCGGCATTTGGCGTTAAAAATTCGAACATTAAAATGCAATTCTCTCTATGCCATTAAATCAAAATGCAACAAGACAACAAGCAACAAGAGCACGCGAATGGTGCTTCACTGTCAACAATCCCACTGAAGCGTCAAAACTCGATTTGGACGCTAAACTCGCAGAATACTGCACTGGAGCCATCTACCAACACGAACGAGCTCCTACAACCAACACTTTGCACTTGCAAGGGTATTTGTGCTTGCTCGTCCCGCGTACCCTTATTGGCATCAAGAGAGCCATTTTTTTCGCCCCCATTAACTCCACCGCACACTTGGAAGTCGCAAGAGGCACCAGAGATGAATGCGTTGCGTATTGCAGTAAAGAAGAATCAAGAGATCTTGAATTCGAACGCACAACTATTGGTCGACTTGAAGACATCCCTGCAGCTCGTGGTCAAGGAGCAAGAAACGACATCGCAGCTGCTGCAGCAATTATTAAAGAAGGTGGAACACTCCTCTCCTGTGCTGAGAGTGACCCCAGTACCTTTGTCAAATACCACAAAGGACTCACCGCCCTCCAATCCATTCTTCAGTCAAAGCCCCGTG